GACCACCGCGATAGCCGGTCTGGGACGTGACGGCGTGGCGTGTCAGCCCAGGCGATCGTCGCCAGACTTGCGGTGATGGTCCGGTAGGATGCTGCGCCTCGCCCAAGGCTTCTGCGTATCGATTGACGATCCTCCCGGCCGATTCCTGCGTGTTGTCGCCGGGATGCAGGTTCGATCCGGGAAACGAGCTCAACGGCCATGGAATCGGGATATAGGGGGTATTCGGCATCAGAAATAGTCAACCTTGAGCGGCTCGAGCGTGGGCTTGAGCCTGGTCATTTGCTTGAGCGACTTGGCGGCGGCGCCGCCGCCGATCTCGACCGTCACGCCGTCGCCGAGCCCCGCATTCATCATGTCGGTGCGGTCCTGCCCGGTGTAGCTGAACTTCTGGCATACCTCGCCGGCGATGATGGAGGCGAGATCGAGGAACCACGCGCCCGGAACGGAACTGGTATCGTAGCTCGACAGCGTGATGATTTCCAAGCCGGCCAGTTTGCGCAGGATACCGTCGTAGGCCGAGAAGACGTAGTTGTAGTCCTCTGGATCGGTAGGCTGCCCGGCCGACTTCACGCCCAGTTTCGCCAGCGTCTCGTCAATCAGGTCGTTGACTGTGCGGTACTGGCCGGCGTAGGGAGCCATTACATATCCCCGCCGTCATTGCTGGCGTGCTTGATGCCGAGATTGCTGTTCATCTGCTCGACCTTCATGTCGAAGAACGGCCGCAGCATCGCAATATCCTCCTCGCCGACGCCGATCCGCTCACGCATCGATTTCTCGTCGTCCCAGCGACTGATCATTTCCCGCGGGGTCTGCTCGTCGCTGCCATCGGTGCCCGCCGCCGCGAACCAGGCTTGCGCCCAGGAGCGGTATTCTTCCGCGGTTTGCGGCTTGCGGCCGTGCGCGATCGGTTTGATGAATCGCGGGAACCCTTCGACCTCGAAAAACGGATTGTCCTTCAGCCGATCCGGCATGAAGGTAAGTGTATGCACGGTGCGCGTGGTATGGGTTCCGTCTGCCGCGACATGGTGTTGGGGCATGTCGTCCTCGAAGTAATGCCGCTTGTTTTTCCGCGACATCACAACGGGCTTGTTGGCGACAAAAAGAATTCCATTCACGGTCGCCTGCGACTTGTCCTCGGGGCCGGGATGGAACGTGACCTTGATCTCGGCCTTCGGCTCGGCGGTCTTGGCGCGGTTCAGTTCTGCGGTGCTGTTCATTTCTCACCTCTATCGCTAAGGAACCACCGAACTACGCCATCCGCTGCTGCTCCCCGCGAGATTGTTGGGGACGCGCACGAAAATGGCGGATTGACCGGCCGGAACGGCGAGCACCTGATTGACGACGCCGTTGTTGAACTCGCCTACGGCCGGGAAGGCATTGATCGAGTTGGGGCCGTCATTGATGACCCACACCATGGGTCCGGCATCACCCGAGAGGACGCTCTTGAGGATGACGCTGGTGCCGGCGCCGCCGCGCAGCACGCGGATGCCCTCGCCGAGTATCGAGGTGGCGCCGGCTTGCACGGTCACGCCGGTGGCGCCGCCGGCGGTCTGATTGTCGTCGAGCACCGTACCGGCGAGCGAAAGGCTATTCAGCACAGCGTTATTGGCTAGGCTCATGGATTTATCCTTTCATAAGGAAGGGGCGGGAGATCCCGCCCCATTGCATGGGGACCAGAGTGTCCCCTCAGCAGCCGGGAGCGGTGGCGCCGAGTGCGACCGGCCCGCATAGTCCGTCATTGGGAGCGGCGTATTCCAACACGATGGCGGCGGCTCCAGCCGTTGCGGCCGTGGCGCCTGTATACGCGATATTTGCCCAGATATCGAAGCCGCCATTGCTCCCGGTCTGGGCGATGTTGTTGCCGGTCGATTGCACACCGAGGCCGGTCGCCGTGACGATGGTCAATTGCGTGACACCGGCGGCGCCGTGCGTCGAAGTTCCCGCCACCAGCAATGCACCCGTGCCGGAAGCCGTGCTCAATGCAACGGTGTCGGTGGTGGTGGAGTTGAACGAGGTGAATACCTCGAGGACGCCGCGCAGGATCCATGAATTGTATGGAACTGCGCCGACTTTATAGGAGCAGTTGCCGGCCGCGGCAGGGAGTGGGCAGGAATTGAAGTTGACCGGGAACCGCATGTAGTGGACTTGCTGGGTCGGGAATATGCGCGGCGAGAACACGGGTTGAGCCGCGACATAGAGTCCAGATCCGACGACAAGCAGAGCAAGAGCGAGGCCGGCAAGTAATCCGCCGCTCACCCGCGAGATCAAGTTCTTCATGGGATTGGCTTTCGTTGATGTGGATGGAACGGCGGAACCGACGCTGCCGTCTCCTGACGAGCAGCAGCGCCGGGCCGATAGAACCGCGAGGGCAGCCGCGGCTCTTATGTGTCATTCGCCGAGGCGAAATATCCGTAGAAGATACCCCAGCTCTTGTAGTTTCCGGCCGGGTTTGCCTTGGCGATGGTCTTGAGGCCATAGGCCATTTCGACGCCGACGCCGCGGAAGAACTGGTAGTCGTCCTCTTTCAAGAACGTCGGGCGAGGCATTCTGCCCCACGCCCAGGCCATGGCGGATTGTCCGCACATGAACACGGGCGCGATCTGGATGCCGCCGGCGCCCGCGGTGGTGTAGGTCGTGGGCAGACGGATATCCAACTCTGGGATCTCGCGGAAGATCATGCCGTTGTAGAGCAGGTCGCCGTCTTGGAAGAGCGGGTTCTTGTCGAGCCCGTCGCCTTCACGCGGACGCGCCTGGGTATTGGCGTTGATGATCGTGGTGTCGAGCTGGATGTCGCGGAAGCAATTAGACCCCACGAAGACCACGAAATATTCCCGGCCGTTTTTCAGCTTGTAGGGTCTGATCCTCGGGTTGGCTTTTTTGGCCAGCCGCTTCATCTTATTTGCCGCGGCGGCGCTGAAGGTCATGCCGGACGTGACATTAGCGGCCGAGGTTGCCCAGTTGCCTGGCGACAGGTTGCCTTGGCTGCCACCAAACAGGACGCGATCGGAGTTGTCGGTGGTGAATGTGTTGCGTTGTGCTGGGGTTGCCGCGTCGAAAAACGCGCCGTTGACGCGCTGGCCGCCGGCAGAGCCGAGACCGGCGGGCTGTGTGTTCTGGATCGGGATCGTGTTGAACGTGTCCACGATCTCGTTGCGCTGGAGCTCCTTGCCCCAGTCTTCGAGCAGCGGACGCGCCTGGCCGAATAGGTCGATGCTCGACTTCTGCTCTTCGGACTTCGGGATGCGGACGGCGTTTCTCGCCCAGTCGATCCACATCCGATCGCCGAAATTGTCGATATTTTCTTCGTTGCCGACGAGCGTTCCGGTCGAGATCGCGTTGGCCTTGAGCCTTGCGACCAGCGGGATATTGATCTGCTCGCCGCCTTTTTTCAGGTCATTGATGACGCGGATGATCGCGGTGAGTTCTGTGCCCACATACGGGCTAAACAGGTTCTGCCGGATGTATTCTCGTGTGACTTCCTTGCGGAAGACGATGAGTTTATTTTGGGCTTGTACGGTAGTGATGGCCATGGCCAGACCCCTTCAAGGGTTGGCTACGGACTTCTTAGCGGAGCGCGCCGAACCGGCTAGGCCGGGAAGCGCGAAGCGTAGCTAGTTGAATGCGTCTCGGAAGATGCTTTCCTCGGAACCGTCGAAGCCGCGCGGGTCGAGGTTACGGCTATTGCCGCCCTCGCGTCCGACGCCGCCTGCGCTGTTCAATGAGGGAAGCCGGGGACTAGTCCCCCTGCCGCGTTGTGCGGGCGCTTGGCGTTGCTCGCCGCGCTCCCGGGTATCCTGCCGCGGCGCCTGGCGCTGCGGGGCAATGCCTTCAAGATCTGCCGGGTCTACGCCGAGCAGGCGTGCTGCCTGCTCGCGGTTGCGTTCCGCCTGCTCCTGGCGGAAGTTCTCCAGGTCGAGGGTATCCTCGGCCCATTGCATCAGCGCGTAGCCGGGATCGGGTGCATTCACGATGCCGCGTACCGTAGCCGCAGCATTCGGGTCCGTCCTGGCGCGAAACGAAAGCTCGTTTAACTGGCTTGCTGCCAGCGTGAATTCGTCCCTTCGGTTCTCACGCGAATAGGCCGCCTCGGTTGCCTTGAAGTTGTTCTCCAGAATGGCCGTTCTGGTGGCCTGCTGATATTCGGCCCGCATCTGCGCCGCCATGCCTTCGCGGAAGCCGGCCGGGTCGAGGACGGGGTCGGGCAGTTCCTGCGGGGGCGGCGCCGGCTGTTCTTGCCGGGGCGCTTCCATGCGTGCCAGCCGGGCCTCGAGCTCGGCAATGCGTTGGGCGGAAGGGTCGACTGGCGGCAGGCGGTAACTCGGGCGTTCCTGCGGAGGAGGCTCACGGGCGCCTTCCTGCGGTGCCTCGTCACCGGTCTCCTCCTGGCCTTCCTCGTCACCCTCCTCCTCGTCGGCGTCCTCCTCGTCGTCGCCGACCGGGTCTTCCATCTGCTCGAGCGAGTTATCGCCGTCGTTCTCGTCCTCGTCGTCGCCCATCGCCTCGGTGAAGATCTCGCTCTCGGTATTGGCCATGGCGGCGACCAGGAGGCTTTCGTCATCGTTCGATGTATCGGGCGCCGCCGCGCGCTGTGTTCTCGGTGCCATTGCTCACCTATTGAGTTGGTTCAACAGTTGGTCCTGGCGGCGCTCGCGCCATGTTTCCAGGTCGGTCTTGACGGCGTGGTAGCCGCCGCCCTCGTCGTGCATTTCCTTGACGATCTTGAAGCCGTATTCGTAGGCGAGCGCGCGCCAGCGCTTCGGCCAGCGGTCGAGCGCGGCCATGTGGGCGAATTGCGCGTTGTAGGTCATGTGAAGTGGCCGATCGATGGGTTGATCCAGACCGGGAACGCGGCGGTGGTAGCGGTGGAGTTGGGATCGAAGTTGGAGCCGAGGGCTTGCCATGCGGTGAATGTCAGCACCGATCCGGTGTCCTTGTTGAACTGAGAGGCGTTCGTTCCGCCGTTGGTGGCATTGGGGCACAGGTAGTTGTTGCGGTCAATAATCGAGGTCGCATGCTGTGTTGCAGCACCTTGTAGTTCAACAATAGCACATGTGCTACCTGTTCTTATGTCTTCAATCTGATTGTCCGTAAACACGAGAGGCCTGGTTGCGGTCAGGGTGGTTCCACCATCAATGTTGAACACCGCACTTTGTGCGTTGTATATTTTATTCCTATAAAGTTGGTAGCGACAGGTAGCCGCCATGGTAGCTGCCACTGCACCGCTAATACCGAAGTTCGAAAATCCCTGACCCTGTACTCCCCAGGCAAGACTGTCTCTGTATGTTGCCGTGAGACAGCCCGCAGTTTCAAAATATGCTCCCAGCGTAAGACTATTGATTGCATTTTTTTGGGCTACCACATTCTTCCATTGACACGAAAGAGCGCAATTAAAGCCGTCATCCAGGTCCAAGGAATATTGAGTACCGAAGAAGTAACAACTGTCCACGCACCAATATTGGGCATAGGCCGTCGCCACTACTCCGATGCAGGTAAACGAGGGTATAGAGATTGAGCCATTGCTTATGTTGTAGGTCCCTATCCCACCCGTTCCAGTTCCAAGGGACGTGATCGTCCCGATTACTTGAGCAATGATGGCAGGGTTGAACAGCGTCATCCCGACTTGAAACGGAGGGCTGGAGTTGGCAGTGGAGCCAAGAGTCAAGACACCGCTGCTTATACTATCGGTCGGTCCTGCTGAATAGTTGGTGTACGCGGTGCTTGGATTGTTAAAGTCACCATTTATGCAATACGATCTGGTCGGATCGCCAGCACCATTTTTGAGGCTGGTCCCGAAATCTATCCATCTGCACAAGAAATTTTCCTTGACCACCGGATAGATATGATGATCCTGAGCGCCCCCTTGACCGCAACCTACAATCGAGCCACCCACAATAAATAGCCAGCTGTCCCAAGAGGCAGTGGATATGCCCATGCGTGTGGAAAAAGTTCCGGTTAATGGACTGCTAACCTTGCAATTCCACATACCGGCTCGTGATCTTCTTCCAAACCCCAATCCGGCAGCAGTGTTGGGAGACAATGCAAGTACGTCCACACATGCAGCGGTTGTCGAAGTTACCGTTATGTTGTCAAGATAAATATCATGACATTCCAAATTCGGATCGTCGTTCTGACCGTTCCATCCAACACAGACATCAGATGTGTTGGTCCCGCTAACGACTCCTTGAATATTGGAAGCCACAATGTCGGTCTGGTTCAATCCTCCTGTGCTTCCACCAGCCCCGGTACTAAGGCCAATGGCTGGAACATTGAAGGTTCCGTCCTGATCCACGATTGGATCGGCGCCGACGCCATAGGCATCGAATCTAACCTGATCTAGGGCCGTGATTCCCGCGAACCCAACCGTCTGACCAATGAAGTTGGAGCCACGTTTGAGGTGGAGGGCAATGTTGCTGGGAGAGACGCCGCCCGGTGACACGGCCAACCATGCAGCTTTGGCAACCTCTATGGATTTGAACGGATCAATCAAGGTACCTGTTCCAGGGCCAGTAACCGTCGAATCGCACCACCATTCATGGGAAGCGGTGAAGGCACTGGCGGTGAAGGTCGCGGTGGAAGCCGCAGTGGTGAACCCGGCTCCGTTGGCACCGCGGATGGTCAGTGTGACGGTGTAGGTGTCAGCCACGCGGCAAACGAAGGCAGCCTCTGGTCCGGTTTGATCGGTGTTGGCGTTGACGGTCGGCCCGCCGGTTGAATAGGGATAAATCGACGGGTTGGTGAAATTCTCGGCCGCAACCGCGCCACCAGCACGGGTAAGGGTCCATGAGTATTCCAAGTCCTCATACGGTTGAGACGTGCCAGTTGCGGTAACGGCGCTAGCGGAGGCTTGAAAGAAAGCGGGCAGTTGGCCACTCGAGCGCGAGAGAGCGATGCCACCGGCAGTGCTGATGGCGGTGATGGTCACGTTAGGGTTCCCGCCGAACCCAACGGGAGGCGTGAACGTCACCGCGCCATGGCGAGGCCACGCGAGCGACGGGGTAGCTTGCACTAGCGCAAGAAGACTTGCTCCAACCAACAAAGAGCGTCTGCTGACTTTCATCAGCAAACCCCCGCCCCGGCGCCTGCGATGGTGGTGAGATAGAGGTTGACCCTATGGCATAGCAAAGCTTGTTTTGTTACACCAAGAGTGCCACCCGCCCAGAAGAAGGCGATATTGCCGCCGAAAGGGTTGGAGTTGGCGGTGCCGCCAGCGTCGGAGTTCAAGAGGATGAGGTTCACACTGGGAGGAGCCAAAGAAGTGTCGCCGGTACCGAAAGTGGTTGTATTTATGTATCCATCCTCACCGGTAGCTCCATTGGAAGCATCACGTTCGATATAATAGAAATGCCCAAGCGTACTGTTTGATTGGTTGACGGTGGAGTTAATTCTCATAAAGTATGTAAACGGGCCAGTGCTGAAGGCAGGAAGGATGATTGTGCTAGGAGTCGCCTGGTGAGTGCCAACTGCATGCTTGTAGTCGGTGCCTCCAACAAAGTTGGTCAAGGTCCAGATGGCTGCGCTTGCGCTGTTCTGGAGAAAGGCCACACCGTTGGTAGCGATGTTGAAGCCGGTGTCGAGATTGGCAGTGGAAGTGCCGCCGACGGTGTAGCCAGAATCGACGGTGAAGACCGGGGAGTTGACCTCGGTGATGGTGAAGCTGGCGGAGGTGATGTTGAGGCGTGCGTTGGGCGCGGTGTCGGTGGCGAGGAGATAGATGAGATCGGCAGAGGCATAGAGGGAGTCGGTATCAAGGCCGTTGATGAAGTTGCAGTTGGCATCGAGGTGGGCGGCGTTCTGGCCCGAGGTTCGAGCATTGAAAGCAGCGGCGTGGGTGCCATCGGTGCACATACGGGCGGGACCGCTGGTTGGTGGATTGTTGTACGCTGAGTCCCGAGTTTGCCAGTAGGCGCTGGACGGCCTTTGCTGTGCCAGGCACACAATTCCAACAAGCAGAAGCACCCAGACTGTAAGACGGTGCCACATCAGAGTTGGTATCCCCAGGCCGAGACGGATATGACGCCGCCGGTCCCTGGCGCGCCCGACACCACGGCGATCGCCGTATTCGTCGCACTCGATGGAATGCAGGGCGTGAACACCATTTCCGTCACGCCCAGGCCGCTGGCAAGTGGCGCGGTCCATTGCGTGAAATTCATGGTCGCGGTGATAACGCCGGTCACCGTCGCATTGTTGGTCACCGCTGCTGTGGCATTGGCACGGATCGAGAACCCGCAGATGTAGGTCTTCAGCCCGCCGGCCGAGGCCGCGAGCGTGGCGGTGGTGGCCGCAGTCGTGCCGGTCGCAGTAGCTGTGATCGGCACGGCGCCGTCTGCGTATGGTGCCACACCGACGGTGCCAATATGAGCAGTGCCAGCGGGGATCGCGGAGTTAATGCTGGCGTTGACCTGTCGCAAACAGGAGACGACCGAAGTACCACTGGCGCAACTGGCGGCGTCGGTGTTGTTGCCTTCGACAACATCGGCGCCGTTTGCCACAGTGACGGCGCCGCCGCCCGCTCCGCCCGCGACGACGTTGACGCGGAGGTTGCCAGTCGAGTCAACCTGGAGCGGGGCCATGTTGGTGGTAGTCAGGGTGCCGGGCGAGGTCAGGAACTGTCCGAGCATCAACTGTCCGTTGGCCACAAGCGCGCTGTTGTAGGTGCTGGTGCCGATGCCCCAGTTCGCCGCGGTCGTCGGGTTGACGGTCCAAGCGCCGGATTGGGTGGCGGCGACGGTGCCGGAGACGGGCTGGGTGGTGGTGCCAGTGGGGTCGATTCGAAGAGGGGCAGCAGCGATACCAACTTCGGCACCTGCAGAGTTAGTATTGACAATACCTTGACACTGGGTGTTGGCGGCGGCGCAAAGAGAGGTGCCGCCATGGGTGGAATCGAAAGCGCGGAAGATCGTGCCGGCACCCTGCGTGGCGTTGTAGTCGGCCAGGGCGTAGATCGGCAGGATGGCGGCAAGGCCAAAATAGGCCAGGCGAAGAAAACGCAGATGCCATTTGTTCATGGCACACCTCCAAGCATGGCCTGTGGGCAACCTTTGGAAAGATCGAGCGCGCCGGTACAGCCGATCGGCAACACGTTGATGTTGAAGATCCGCGAAGAAACCGTCGGCACCGTTCCGGTCACCGAGATGGTGATCGGGATGATCGGGTGGGTCGCGAACACCAGGTTCACGTTATTGAGCACGGTCACGATACCTGTGCCCGAGTTGATCTGGAAAACCCCCAAAGGGTCGGTCAAGGCCCAGACCGGAACGCCCGTGGTGCTGCCGCCCGCGATGCTCGCGGTGCCGAGCGTGGTGCCGTTCGAGGACATTTCCAGGATCGAGGTGTTGGACAGCGCAATGAACACGCCGCTGGCAAAGTTGCCGGAGCCGTATCCCGTGGTCAGCAGTTGCGCCGGCGCCGACGAGGCTAGGCAGATGAGAAGCGCCGTTATGAGCCCCCTCATGGTGAGCCCTCATCCTGAAGCACCATCACTGCTTGATGCCGAAATTGATCGCCAGGCCGGTCGCCGCCACCGTGGTGTCGCTGTTGGCCTGCAGTCCGGTGAGGCAGAAGCCCAACCCGTTGGCGAATACCAGTCCATCGGAAATCGGCATGACGGCGCCGCCGCCGGCATTCGCTGTCCCGAACGGGATCGGCACCTTCCACTTCACGACCGAGGTGCCGCAGGTCGGCGCCACGGCAAGATCGTAGAGCTTCAGCCAATAGATCGCGGCCGTCGTATTGAACAGGCCGAGCACGCGAACCTGCACGGCGCCGGAAACGACCAGGGTCGAATTGGTGGAGGCGAGACTGTCGTACGTGACCGGCGCCGACTGCGCAAACGCGCTGAAGCTCCACGCTGTTGCCAGCGCGGCGAGAAGTAGTCTGAGCATTGGGGAGCCTCTTAAGCTGTTGCTTTGATCGGAGCGTTACGCCGCGGGATATTCTGCTTCGCCCGCTGTGCGTTTCTGTGCTTCTCTTGCGCCGCCAGCTCACGCATCTTGAAGACATGCTCTTCGCGGCGTTCCTGCATCTGGAGCGCAATACTGGCCCGTTCCGCATTGGCCCGTTCGCGCTCCAATTGGAGGTCGGCGGCGTTGTTCTGCATCTCGGCTTGCGTCGCAGCGGCATTGGCCTGGGCGGCCATGTGCGCCTTGGCAATTTCTGCCTGTCCGCGCGCCTGCGCCGTCTGTGCGCCGATTTGCGCGGCCTGTATCTTGGCCTGCACTGCCGGATCAGGAGCCGGTGGCTGGCTCATCATTTTTATGATCTTTTGCTTGATGCTGTCGGCCAATGGCATCAACTCGATCAGCGCGCCGGGTGGCACCGTCCCAGGCGGCATGTGCGAGAGTGTTTCAAATGCATCCTGCATCAGGTTGGCGTTGTCCGGCCCCTCGTCCAGCACGATCTCGACCTCGATGTCGCCGATCGCATTGATGAAGCCGGGGCGGCCGAATTGATCCTTGCCGAAGCCGTTGATCTGAATCAGCTTCTGGGTGTCGTCGGTGCCGACCCGGATGAATCGTTCCTGGTTCCAGGTGCGTTTGACGATATTCCACACGGTACGATAAACACGCAGTTTCCACGCGCGATACGCCAGTATGAACGAACCGAGTTCAGCGATGCCGGCCTTCTGAAGGTAATTAATCGCCACCCCTGAATGAAACGTGCTGTCATCCGCTCCGATGGCGTCGGGTCGTATGTTGGCGAACCCATCGATTTCGCTCGTCGCTGTCTGCATGAGTTGCAGTTGCGCCGCCAGGTCGGCCTGCCGATCGTCCGGCATCGGCTTCTCGAAGCCCTTGTTGTATTCTACCCATCCGTCAGGGCGCGAGCTTTCGCGGCGAGCTGTTTCCACATCGTCAACCGAGCCTTTCTGCGCGAAAGTGCGCGTGACGTTCGAGATAAAGAGCGCCTTTGACCGTCGTTGGTTGACTTCGTCTTGCGGGCCTTTGAGGTTGCGGACGAAACCATATCTGTCTCCATCGTGGTCGACCGCGGCAGAGAACATGACATACCGGTTCATCGGCCGGTTGCGCTCGTCGAGGAACGGCGACACGCCCTGATCAAGCAAAATGAAACTGCAATAGAACGCCCAGTACCATTTGCCTTTGTGCTTGTACCAGTGCTCGATCAGTCGAAGTCTTTGCTCGTTGACATAGACCCACTTGAACTCGCGATCCGAATGCGTCGTGAGATCGAAACCCGTGTCGACCATGAGGGTTCTAAGCTCTTCCTCCTTGTCGGGGAAAAGCTCGATTGCCGCTTCCACGTCCAACCATTTAGCAATGCCCATATAGCGGGCGTCACTAAAATCAGGCTTGTAAGAACGAGGATCGTAGAAAAAATCATCGCCGAAAATAAAATCACCGCCAATATCCGGGTCGCCATGGTCGCCTTCGATCAGCTTGAGCTCGATTCCGCCGATGCCGTCGATGGCGGCCTGCTTGGTGCATTCGAAGTCGAGGTATTTGAAATCCATCCCGTCGAGCGCGGCGCGGATGCATTGCGTGGCGAGCTCGGCGCCGCCGGCATTCTTAGGCGATCGGGGAAAAGCCTTCGGGTCTTGGCGAAGTCGCTGCACAAGCGCTGTGATGCCGTCAACTTTTCGGTTGATCCGGTTGAATGTGATGATCGGCTGCTTGCGCTGCCGGAGGATGCGGATTTCCTCGGCCGTCCAGTGCGCGCCGTGATAGTAGTGGCGCGAGACTTTCTGCTCCTCATATTCCAGCACCTTCGTTGCCAGATAGTCGGTGTATTGTTGCCGCAGTCGCGTGACCGGAAAATAGCCGTCCTCGTCGCCCGAGAAGTCGTATTCGTCGGGCGCCTCGGTGCCCCAATTGCCCACTGTCCCGGTCTGCGACTTGAAGCCGGGATTGTTGCGCGCGGCGTTGCGGCCCGCTCCACCCATGGTATCGCCGCCGAATTGCCGCCCGCCGAGCACGCCGACGCCCGAGAGAATGTTGCGCCTCGGGAGCTGATCGCCCGGATTGCTCTGCGATCGTGCCGGGAGGCCGCCGAATGCCATTACCCACCTCTACATTGCCAGGAAGCTATCGGTGACGGGCTCGTTCTCGAACGGCTTGTAGCCGGTCTCTTCCTCGAGGATCGGCGCCTTGGGCTTGCGCCCGCTCGATACCTGGTCGAGGAGCTGCCCCAGCAGCCCCAGCGCGTCCACCTGGTCGTCGTGCTTGCCGGCCGGGAAACTCAACAGCTCGGAACGGAATGCCGCGTACCACGGCGCCGCGGTCGGGACGTGCAGCCCCTGCAGCGCCATGCGGCCGCGGATGGACTGCGCCCGCACCGCCTTATCGCCGCGGGTCGGAAACTGCTCGCGACCGATCCAGGCCTTGCGCTCGATCAGCCTTTGATCGAGGAACGGCCCGATGCCGGACTTGATCTGGCCCTGCTCCTCGGCCCACAGCCACGGCTTCCATTCCAGGACGAGGTCGCAGACGCCCTCGACCCAGACATCGGACGATGCCTGCTTGCGCCACAGGTCGAGCAGCCACATCTTGCCATCGGGATCGACGCCCACGATCACATGCACCGTGTAGTCGCCGCCGTCGCTCGTTACCGCGTAGTCGCTCGCGCCATAGACGTTGAGCGTGGCGCGCGCCGGCGCCTTCG